CTCGTAATCTTAGCTTCAGTTCCTACAAACACACCGAACTGGTCGAAGTCGATATCCTGACCCGACTCAATGCGGTTACGAACCCACGCCTTCAGCGTCTGCGGATGGACATGAGTTTTCTGCGCGGGGTCCAGACCATACTGCTGGCGCAAGTCTTCGACCACAGAGCCGGCCATGTTGTCCTGCCCTGTGTTGAATGACACGGTTACATCATGCTTGATGATGTCGCCTTCGCCGATGGAACGGAGCCACGCAAACGCTTCGTCCCGCCTGTCATCTGGGATGCGGGCATGGACAAACTGCCGGAGGGTGATCTTGTGCCCTTCGACCGTGACAGATTCCATACCCATCTCTTCCATCAGAGCGGGGATGTCCTCTTCATTCACCTTGCGTTTCTTGAATTTCAGATCCTTGAGGTACTTCTCGACTTGCGAGATCTCCTCGTCGATCTTCAGGGAATCGCGGATGAGATTGGAAAGGCGGGAACCTTTCGACTCATCCACATTGTCGAACTTCTGGGCATCGACCGCCTCATCAAAAAGCGAAAACACATCGCTCATACTTCTTCTCCTTACGTTAAAGTTTAAGCCCTTCGGCTATCGTGCGGCAGCGAACCAGAGGACAGTCCTAACATCCTTGGTATACTTAGCAGTTTGACGGACTCCCAAGCCCAGTTCGCCGCCGCTGGAGGTTGATACAGGAACCACGGTCCACGATCAACCCAATTTTACACCTTCGGATTCAAAAAATCTTTTGATGATGAAGGTGACCTGTTTACTTACACTCCGATCATTTTGCTCGGCAGTGTCCTTCAACAGTTTGTATAGATCAACTGGAACAGCGACTGTTCTCCACCTACTTAAATCCACCTGTTTACTCCTTGGTGTGTATCTGTTAACGTGACTTAAAATAAATGATCCTAACGGGGAGTCAACTAAAATATGCGACCACACAGTAAAAATCGCGATGGTAAAAGATCTGAACTCTTGGCAGCGGAGTGGTTGTTCTCTCAAGACTGTTATGTTTACGCTCCGTACCTTGAACAGGGACCGATTGACCTGATCGCGGTGTCTCCGAACGGTAAAACCCACTACTTCGATGTTAAAACCCACAGCTTCCGGGCCAGTGGCACACCAATCTCTCGCAAGTTAAGCGATCAGCAGCGCAAGTTAGGCGTTCGGCTGCTGTATGTAGACCTCGAGACTGGACGAGTGGCCCTGTATCCGCATCAGTTGCAGAACAACGAAGAGTCCACGCGCAATGCGATGAACCGCGCGTTCAAGGGGAAGAAACCTCCAACCATTTCCGAGCTTCTTCACCCAGAGCCTGTGCAGACAAGTCAATCTTGTCACGAAGAGCACGAACAATCCGCTGATCAATCGAACCCGGAGTGATCAGATCGACATAGGTGACTCGGTTGTTCTGTCCGATACGGTGGCACCGATCCTCGGACTGCATCCGAGTCGCCAAGTCGAAGTCGTTGGCATAGTAGATCACATTCGTTGCAGCCGTCAGCGTCAGTCCGAACCCTGCTGTTTGTGGGTTTGCCACGAAGAACCTGGCATCACCGAACTGAAAGTCCTTGATTGCCTGCTGACGTTGTTCATCGGTGGTGTCCCCAAAATATGTGACCACGGCCCCCGGCCCATGGATCCGTTGCAGTTCGCCTGCAATCTTCTTGATGTCGTAGCGGAAGCGTGACCAGATGATGACCTTGCCGGTCATCTCCTCGATTGTTTCCTTCAGCGCATCGAGCCGCTTGGTCGGGAATTCGATCAGGTCACCGTCGTCCGTCTTGATGTGGCCACACAGCACCTGCTGCAAGCGCAGCAGTTGTGTGATCACAGCCGGCGCAGTCACCAGATCACCGTTGTCAAACATGGCGATGGCTTGCTTCTTCAATGTCATGTAGTGCTGACGCTGCTCGTCGGTCACGCCCACCTCTCGGGTGGTGTACACCTTGTCCGGTAGATCGAGCGCCTCGTCCTTGGTGACTCGATACGAGAACGTATCGAGCTTGGTCGATAGCTCGTCGAGATTTCGGTAGCCGACAATCTGCAAGAAACTGTGTGCGCCCATGCGCTGTGTTTTGGTGATCGCATACCGCCCTTGGAACGAGTAGTACGATGCGAAGCCGAGCAGCTTCTTGTCCATGAACCCACATTGTGCATACAGATCCATCGGGGACTTCGTCACTGGAGAGCCTGTCAGGATTCTTTTATAGTCCACCTTCGAACCGAGGATGACCAGAGTCTTAGTGCGTTTGGCCTTGGGGTTCTTGATAGTAGTGGACTCATCAACAGCAAGTAGGCTTTGACTGCCCTGAATGAACCGATCCACGTAAGCTGGTAGCTTCTTAGTCGCAAACCCTTCCACGTTTGCCAGCAAGATGCGGAGGACGCCACGCTCTTCAAGACCGGTTTTGAGTCTCTCGGCTTGTGACTTGTTGGGATTCGGATTCCATACATAAACCTCGTGCGGAATACCCGTCGGGAAGTGTGTTGGAATCTCCGCCGTTTCCCAGTTGCGGTAAACACCTTTCGGCGCAATAATAACCGCCGTGTCAATGCGGCCCTGCTCGAAGAGCCAGACGATGTTGTCAATAAGTACCTTCGACTTGCCACATCCCATCTCCATAAAATATGCGTAGTTGTGTTTGTCGTACGAGCGTTCCAGAGCCTCACGCTGGTGTGCGTAAGGCTCCGTACGGTAGTTAAATTCCGGCATCATGGACGCCCTGATCTAGGATCGCCTTCTTGGCAACCTCCAGATAAAACAAAATGTCCGCGACATCTTCTTGTGTCGTCATCATCTTGATAGCGCCTGACTCCTTGTCTGACCCCAAGATGACAACATCATCCAGATGCCTGCCTGCGATGTCACACAAAACTTGCACCGCAGAGGCGTCAATCTTGTCGATGTTGGGTTGATCTTTCGAGAAATAGATAATGTTGTCTTCAGTCATTGGCGCACTCTCCTTGGCAGCAGTCATCAATCACGCTACCACAGACGGAACATTGACTGTGGCCGTGAACTTCTACAATAGAAGCAAGAGGTGTGCCACACCGAACGCAGCGGCTGGTCATGCTATCGACCATTGCATCATGAATATCTTCCATTAATTTACTACGCTTGTCCGGCACCACATGGTGCTTGCGAATTTCACGCCAGTTTGGATCACGTTTTTTCATTGTCTTCGTCCATCATTTTTTCCAAAGCCTGAACAAGACCTGCACGCACAAGCAATGCTAGTGCTTCTTCTGTCATTTTAAGGCTCACTGTTGCGGAACCATCTTCATGGTTTTCAATGTTCGTTACTTCAATCATCACTTTTTTTCTTGAACCTATCCTCGGTAATGTCTATATATTGAATTGTTAGGGAGACACGTCAGTGCTTTTGAAAAACCCGGCGGCTTGAAACCGTCGGGTTTTTTCATGTCCCCGTTTTCTTCGGGCGGCAGACAATGGTCACAACAATCGGCTGGTTGTATTCGTTTGTCAGATCCATAAACAGCTTCTGCTCCATCCGATAGGCCCACGCCTCGCAGATCTCTTGCTGCTGGAACTCTTCCCCCAAATTCATGTAGCACTTGTTGACAGGAAGACCGGTGACATCTGCTGCGATGCAGATCGCTATGATGGAACTAATCATGATCAGCCCCGAAGAATCCGGGACCATGCTTCCATGACCTTGTCGGCCTGACCCTCCTCAAAATCTTCGGGCCATTCGTGAAGAGTGCACAGCACTTCGTTAACGCACCAGTCGATCACCTGAACGGCGGTGCTCCACTCCATGCTCTTGGTTTCAGATGCCTTCGGCATCAAATGTGTCTCGTTCATGGACATCTCCTTGCCGTGCCATTGTTGATGGTAACTGACAATCGGTTCAAATACAAGATCGTTCACTGTAATGACCCAGCATTACTGATGACATCGTCGATATCGACCAACGGTGTACTACTGGGGGGTTTAAGTACACCGTCGATCTGTAACCCACAACATCGGCACACGGTCGCCGGTCCAGGGTCCACGGCTGTCTCACACTTCGGGCACAGGCCAAGCGCAATACGCTTGGCCATCGTGCCGTCACCTTCTTCAATCATCATAGTAGGCTCCCTCATACTCAACTCTAATGCAGAGTGCCTCCTGATTCATGGGCATCCGTTCCCAGAAGATTTGAGTCGATGCCACATAACACTCAGCCATAGTATCGTAGCCGCCGAGGGATTTGGTGTCGAACGAATCGACACCATACCCTGTGACTAGCAACAGAACCCAGACGACTTTCATTCGTCGTCGTCCTCTGGAACTTCCTCGGCGAACACCCAGTCCGCATAATATGCGCCAACCTTTTGCGGTGGCTTGAAATCGAACTCTTGGTGCAGCGTATGGATGATCTCCTCCAGACGACGTAAGTCTGAAACCCAGATGTCGTTGCACTGTTCAATCGTGTTTTTGATATCCTTCAGATTGTTATGCATCTTCAGCATGGTTTGACGCATGTCGCGCGTCACTCGTTTGTCATACACACTCACCTAGAATCTCCCTTCTGTAGGTTTCGTCTTCATAGGCACACTCGTCGCAACGAATGTCCCCGAAAAATGTCGTGTGCTCCCAGCAGATATGTCCACACCAGTCACACTCGACGCCTTGGTAGTCGTCCTCGATCTTCTTGGACTCCTCTTCGTAACTATCCATCAGTCTCCTCCTTCCGGATGTTGTCCAAGAACATGTTTTCGCGGTGCCACTTCAAGTATTCACGGCGCCGCTCCCCTGTCTTGCCCTTCAGCAAATGGGCAATAGACACATGATGCGAGATTCCAAACCGCCGCAATTCGTCACCGGTCATGTGAAGACTCCGCATCAGCTTGCCGTCATCGGCAAATGTGACCCACGCAGCGCGACCATTCCAGCCGTTGAATCCTCGTGGGCAAATTCCATCGAACAGCATGTCTGCTGCCAACGACAGCATCAGCACGTTTGCTTCGTCCGTCTTCTGGAATCCCAACTCACACGCACTGTCCGGCTTGATGTGTGACACACGCAAAAATTCTGGACGATCTATGCCTGTCACCGGACACACCGGATTCTTCGCAAGCATCTGTTTGCGGAACTTGCCTGTGTCGTAGGGTCGAGTCGTCACCGTCTGCTGACGACTCTCGGTGACCTTCACCGGCGATACCTTGCTGGCCGGGGGTTCCTCGACAATGTCCGCACTCGATGCGTACTCACGCAATGCCCGCAGATCAAACTCACCCCTCTCGTCAGGCAAAACGTAAAACTCCGGCCCGACATGGATAAGAAACCGAAGCAGCACCTTGGCACCCACCGGACGCATGTGCCTTGTCCACTTACCACCCGAATAAACAGGGCGGTTTGAAACAAGACTCACGTTGAACACATGCTTGCTCCATGTGTCTTCGTAAGCACGTTCAAACAACCTGTTCAGATCGGCACTCAAGCGGGTGCTGTTGGATACCGTCCGCAGGGCTGGAATCAGTCCCAAGACCTCTTCGGTTGTCTTGCAGTCCCTCGCAGGAATCTTTTTGTTCGCGTCAACCTCCTTCCTAGTAATGCCCTCGCCCATGCGAAACCGACTCTGTGATCTTGGGTTGTCCCACCCGACACGGTCATGCCACATCCGTGTCCCAGGATGCTTGTGATGAGAGTCCACGGTCCACGGTTCAGGGTCTTTCTTCTTCTGTGGCGCAGGAGGCTTCTTCATGCTCTCTTGAAGTGCGCGTATCCGCTGCACACGCTCTTCATTCGACAGACCATCCGGCGGCTGTTCGTTGTTCAGCGGAGTCAAGCCGACACTTCGATGCGGAGCAGCAGGGGCGCGCTTGCGGCGAACCTCAACCTGCACGGTGCGTCTACCAGCACCGTCGGATGTTGCCCTTAGTTGGTCGGCATCGATACCGCCGAGTGTTAGCTTGCTGCCAGACAGACTGAGCTTCTTGGATTTTCCGCTATCGGTGATCCGTTCAGAATCTTGGGACATACTCGACTCCTTTCCTGTGCAGCCGCTTGACGTACATGTACCGCCGCCAAGCCGCATCGATTTCCTCCTGCGGTGCCTCGTCAAAACATAGGTCGCTAAACTCGCGCATGAGCCGACGAACCTCGTCGGCTACATGCATGATCCTCGGGTCAGCCATATCACCCTTTCCCCCTAGTGTCCTGTGCCAGACAGATCACGCAAAACCTCGTGCATCTCTCTCAGAAGCCACGGCTCCGGCTCGTCGTAAGAATTCTGGATGTTGTATAGGTTGGCATCGTATTGGTGGATGCCTTTGAGTGGGCGAAACGGACTGACAGGCTTGTCAAACACCGACTCATGCGCCAGCGTGTCATTAACATTGTGGCCGCTGCACACCATCATGTCGCCAAGGTCAAAAGCCCCAAGTCCGTCTGTTCTGGACTGAACCCAATAGTCGCGCTCCATCACAAAGCGCACCGTCAAGATGTCCCTCATGTCACCAACTCCCCATCGATGTACTCGCGGTCCGGCCACTTGTGGTCATCATCCTGACCGTTCTGTTCGCCAGTCGGCTCGTACTCCTCGAAGTTGTCGCCGCTCTCCCACTGCACATGCAGCAGACCCCACTTGATGTAGTGATCGTTCGCCGTATCGAGATCGCGCGGCTGACCTTCATGGTCGGTGGGCCAGCCCTCGATGTGCTTGACCTCCCAAAACTGCGTCGTAATAACGTGATACTCCGCCTCAATAATCTTCACTGACATTTGCATCCTCCTCTAAATTCTGTGCTTCATACACAGCTTCCTCGACATACCGAAAGGGACCGGCAACCGTGATGTCCAACTTGGTGTCCACCACATACGCCTCGTACCAGCCCTCCTCGGCAACCATGAACCGCTCACCCATCGCCGTTCAACCTGTCAACGTAGGCGTCGGCTTCAAGCTCCGCTGCCTCGATCTTGCGATACTCAATGCTGTCCGCCATCCGGCCCTGCACATCATCGTAAACTTGCAGATTCATCGCACCATGTTCAGCGGCCCACGAATCACGGCTCATCCACATGGCATCTTCCTCCATGCCCATCAGCCAGCTTTTTACCTTGCCCATGCTTCAAGCCCCTTCAAAAAGTTGTTCATGTCAAACTCAACGAACGTCGTGTTCCGAACCTTCTTCAACTTGTCACCGTCCACGAAATAAATCCCATGCGGTGTCGTCTTGTGGTTCCGCAGCACACGATAAACGTGAATACGACCAGCGTACCGTTGCCCATCCTTCAGCGGGAAGACTTCACGATTCCGCAGCAACTTCTTCTCCAGAACACGAATCGAATCACATACAGGCAACAAACGGTCAGCGACATACTTGCCGTCACTGTCCAAGACCTGTTGCTTTGCGTAAAATCTCGGCATATCTTTTCTCCTGTGTTGTTGGTCCCCGGTCCACGGACCAAGGATCACCAAGGGTTGATAAGATACAGTAACAAATGGTTAGTGATAGTCAACAACAAAACCGTTGCATAAAACGATTTTCTCCGGGTTGTTGCTTTCAACAAAAAAATTTTGAAAATGGTGATACAAACGGTACAAACGATACAACCCTTACTGAGCAACGGTTACCGCTGTATCACTTCTGTACCGTTGTAACACTTATGAGTCGGGGTGGACGTTGGTTTTTGGTTTTTCAAACTGCAAAGGGCAAAAAATATCGCTATGGGCAAAGTAGGTAGACCAGCCGGGCTGACGAACCGGCAACGAGAATTTGCCAAGTATTATGTCGAGGGCAGATACAGCAACACCGAGTGTGCGAGAAAAGCTGGCTATGCCGAGGGCAGTGCCAACGTGCAGGCGGCGAAACTTCTCGACGGCAAGACATTTCCAGAAGTGCCGAAGCTGATCAAAGAACTGCGGCAAGCACGGGAGCGCCGATATGGCGTCACGCTGTTGAATCAGTTGAAGCGGTTCGAGGATTTGTCCATCGCTGCCGAAGAGGCCGGGCAGTTTTCTGCTGCTATCAATGCCGAGAAGATTAGGTCCGCACTTGGTGGCCTGACCATCGACCGGCGGGAATCGACTCACGTTCACCAACTTGACCAGCTTTCGCGTGAAGACATTGTTGCCCGACTCGCCGCCATCCGTGAAGAATATCCCCATGCCTTCGACAACATGAAAAGAGTGGAAGATGCCAAAGACGGAGCGCAGCCTGTGGAACTCATTGAAGCAGAATTTACCGAAAAAGACCCACTTCCAGCGGATTGAAAACCGCGCCGGGCAAGGGATGCCGGATGTATATCTGTGCATGAATGGGGTGCCGGTTTGGTGCGAGTTGAAGATAATTAAGAATAATCGCGTATCCGTATCAACCTCGCAAATTGCTTGGCATTTGGCGCATACGCGTTGCGGTGGTGCAAGTTTTTTCTTGGTCCATGACCCCTCGACCGGCGATGCATTTTTATTTGAGGGTGGAAAAGCGGCGGTGATCCATGAATCGCGGACCATTGACCTGTGCGCCCCTGCGCCTGCGCCTGCGTATGTATGGAAAGGCCCGCTGCGGGCTGCGGGCGAGGCGCTGCGGGCCTGCGCTGTCGAAAGCTGGCGCGGCCTGGCATAAAAAAACACGGCCCGCCATTGGCGGTCCGTGTTTCTCGGAGGATTAGTGTTCATTATAGGAGACGTTACCAACGTCGCGTGACCAGCAAGCGCGGCAATCGCCGCATTTGCCATCTTGCAACGGCGCCGGGCAGGTGTGCCCGGCGGGCTTTTTGGCATTGTGAACTGTACTGGTGTTCGCGAATCCTTTGGACGCTGTCCCGTCCACCATGTGGGCAGACATGCGGAGCACAGCATTGTCCGGAACGATGTCGATTTCCTCGGCCCGCGTCCATTTTTCATATTCGCGGGACGGTATCCAATGGCGCTTGTGTGGTGTTTGCCTGCACACTTCGATGATGTTCAGGGCCATGCCTACGCTGCCAACGTCACCCGAATCAAACCATCGGAACCATTCGCTGCGGACAATGTCCAGCACGTTAATCATGCGCGGCACAAAATCGGGTGCATTAAAAAACGCCTCGCGTTCAATCATCTTCTTGCGGACGTTCGGCATTCGATACATTCCCTTGCGGGCGTAGCAATTCGCGCATGTGCTGCCCTCGATCTTGGCAAGCCTGCTGCCTACGTCACACAGCCATGCATCCCGGCTAATGCTATAGCCGGGCATCTTCGAGACATTGGACAAAAGTTTTTTGTCCTCTCTCGCTTGTTTTAATTCTTCGGCATTCATCGTTAATCCTCCAACGGTAATGATAGTTAACAGTCACATAATATCACCAATAAATCAAGGGGAAATCTGCGGCCTGCGGCTGCGGCCCGTTGTTGTCAGAGCCTGCGGGCAGATCGAGCGGCTGCGCTTGCGCCCGAAAAAAAACCTGCGAACGCAGGTTTTTTGAAACGGATCGAGGGAAGGGGGGAGATCCCTAGATCTCTCCCCAGCCAGCAGACGCCAGCCATGCGTTGTCTTCGTCCGCCAGACGCAGGCGTCGGGCGTGGTCGGCTTGAACCTCTGGATCATTCTCGCACTCGGTGCAGAACGCGGTATCAACGTGGTTTCCTCGGGTGATCGTCGAGCCGCAGCGCGTCTCCCTCTCGACCCAGTTGAAACCCTTTTCGACGTAGTAAAAGGCAGGGTTGCCACACGACATGATGCTAATCCTCCTATGCTCATGGTCACTAAGCGTTGCATACAATCACCAACAATGCAAGCGCAACCTGCGCTTGCGCCCGATAAAAAACCTGCGTACGCAGGTTTTTTAAGCAGGCACC